TAGAACCTATTCCCAGCTTCGCCGACTTGAAACGATCGAAGAAAGATTTGATTACCTTATTCTTCGTGGAGAAGTAGGCTCGGCTACATTTGGGTTGGATAGATGGGTAAATCAGTACTTCTACAAGTCCAGAGAGTGGCGAGATGTGCGTGATTACGTTATTGTGCGCGATAACGGATGTGATCTTGGTGTACCTGGATACGAAATTCATGTTGATCTTATTGTACATCACATGAATCCTCTTACTCAAGATGCTATTGAGAGGGGCAATCCAGATATTGTAGACCCAGAATTTCTCATTACGACATCGCTTAATACACACAACGCAATTCACTACGGCGATAAAAGCCTTCTCCCGCGGGCTCCAACTGTACGACGACCCGGAGATACAAAGCTCTGGTGAAAGGAATGGTCCATTTGGAAGAGCAAAATCAGGAAAACCAAGTGAATGACGAGCCTCAGAAGGACACATCTGCCGCTCAGCCGGTCGATGCTTCCCCCGAAAGCTCCTCAAGTCAGGTTCCTCCGTCCGAGGCTCCGGCGACCCCGGCGCACGAAGAGGCAGATGCTGCTTCGGGACAGGCCGACGAGGTAGATGGATCGCAGGATCAGCAGCAGGACCCTTCGTCGAGTTCGCCTGGCGACGGTTCTGAACAGCAGTCTTAGTTAGGGAGGTCCCCAAGTGTCTCAGAGAACATTCGTAGTCAAAAAGCCGGTCATGCACGGATCAGATGTACTTGCTTGGCAAAAGGAAGTGAAGGATCAGTTCAAGAGAATTGCGATTAGCTGTCCTATCGTTGCAGACGGTAAGTACGGCGTCTCAACTCGATCCTACACTGCTTCTCTTTGCCACGCACTTGGCATCAACGAGAAGGTTGCCATGCAGGATGGCGTTACTCCGGAACTTAGGACAAAAATCCGGAATCGCGATCTTACTGCCGCCGAAAAGAAACTCTTTAAGAGCAAGAGCCGTGCGGATTATCGCGCAGCACTTCGTCGACGGTACAAGGCAATCGGTTCAAATGTACATCCGCCGGTCGACAGAATTCTCCAGGACTCTTGGGGATTCCACCCGCCCGTTCACGACGGACTTGATGTTATTTGTCAGCCAGATGCGGTTATCTACGCAATGGTCAAATGCAAGGTCATCGATGTTCGTTCCAGTGGCTGGTGGGGTAAGGGCGCCCCAAGTAACCCGACACTCAAGGCCAAGGGTGATGGAATTATCCAGGTTGAGGTTCTTGAGACCGTAGGTCCTTTCAAAAAGGGCTATCACATCGGGTACGGTCACGCAGAGAAGGCCAAGGTCAAGGTTGGCCAAGTAGTCGAGGCTGGCCGTCCTCTTGGTCACGCCGGATTTGCCAACGCTTGGCATATTCACCTGATGTACAACACCGGAGGCACGAAGATGGGTATCGGCAATCGCGATCCTCGTCCCATCGTGGATTACTCCGTCAAAAACGGTTAAAGGAGCGTGTAGATGGAGTTTGCTACAGCACAAGAGCGAGACGAACTTCGTTCGGGCATTGCTCGTACGAATGCTGAAGCTCGCGAAGCCATCGAGAATCAGTATGTCCAGGATCGTGATGACCTGGAGAAGCAGTATCAAACGGATATTGCCGATAACAGGAAGGCGCTCGAAGCTGCCTACGTTGCGGCAGGTCTGAATCCGGATGGATCGGATCCCCTCGGACGACCGCAGGGGTCCGCCATCTAAAGAAAGGGGGTGAGTTGTGGAAACAAGCATTCTTAAGAGTACTAAGAAGCGATTGGGTATTGCTCCCGACTATACCGCGTTTGATGAGGACGTCATTACCCAGATCAACAGCGCGTTTTCCGATCTCACCCAGTTGGGGGTCGGCCCGGCTGTATTCGTGATCGAAGATGAGACTGCTGATTGGTCAGATTACATTACTGACGATGATCAGATGCTCAGTTGGGTCAAGACGTTCATTTATCTCAAGGTTCGACTCGCCTTTGATCCTCCTCAGACGTCGTATTTGATAACGGCGATGGAGAAGCAGATCGAACAGCTCGAGTTCAGAATGAATGTACAGCGAGAACATACCGAATGGGTCGACCCCGATCCCGTAATAGTTGAGGAGGTGCCGTAATGGCAAACTTGGTTATCGTAGCCGTTCCGGCTCTCGATGACGAAGTCTGGAAAGTTTCCAGCGAAAAAGTTCCTCACATGACGTTTTGTTTTCTGGGAGACGCGGATTCAAACCCGAACGTTCCTCAGATCAACAAGTATGTAGCGGAACGAGCAAACTATCTGCCTCCTTTCAATCTCCGTGTCGACCATCGGGGAACGTTGGGGTCAGACGAAGCGGATGTCCTGTTCTTTGCAAAGGATATTCCGTGGCAAGTGTATGATTTCAGGTCAAGTTTACTGGAGGATGTCAATATCCGCAGCGCTTACAACTCTGTCCCTCAACATACAGAGTGGTCGCCGCATTTGACGCTGGGTTATCCCGAAACTCCTGCAAATGAGGATGATTGGGATCCCATGGGTACCATCTACGTCAAATTCGACAAGGTGGCGGTCTGGATGGGTGATTACACTGGCCAGGAAATTACTCTTGTTGACAAATCCCCGAAAGTTTCGGATGTTCCGGAACTTGCCTATGCTTCTATGGGAGAAGAGTTTCTCTCCCACCATGGAGTAAAGGGTATGAAGTGGGGTGTTCGCAAAGATAAGTCTTCTAGTGTCAGTGTCTCCAAAAAGGGTAAGAAACTGAAGACCGAGGGCGGTCACGATCGTCCTGCTCACGCAGATGCGGTCCGAAAGGCTACTACAGCGCAAGTCAAAAAGAAGTCTGGCGTTGTAGCTCTTTCTGATCAAGAGCTCAGAGACTATGCAAATCGTCTACAGCTTGAACAGCAGGTAAAGCGACTCGAGTACGACTCTGCGAGTCCGGCTAAGAAGTTTGTGAAGTCTCTTCTTGGCCAGCAAGGTAAGAATGCTGTCAATCAGGTCGCCAGTGATCAAACAAACAAGCTCGTCAAGAAGCATTTGATCAAGAAGGCGGCCACAGCCGCGGTCGTTGCAGCATAGTTAGGAGGTGAGCAATGAGCCTGTCGAACAACGCGATGCCGGTCTACTATGGCCAGTTCCGTGAAGCAGTTCTAGCCGGAGAGATCCCGGTTAATCGTGAGATCTCAATGGAGATGAACCGGATTGACGCGCTCATTGCCAATCCTAACATTTACTATGACGATCAGGCAGTAGAAGGGTTTATTAGATATTGTGAAGCCGAAGCAACACTCACAGATGGTGCCGACCTACATCTACTTCCTACATTCAAACTATGGGCTGAGCAGATCTTTGGCTGGTATTACTTTGTCGAGCGCAGTGTCTACGTCCCAACACCAGAAAATCATGGTGGACGCTATGTTAAGAAGACCATCAAGAAACGGCTTACTCGTAAGCAGTATCTGATTGTTGCTCGTGGCGCAGCAAAGTCGATGTACGCATCTTTGGTGCAAAGTTACTTCCTAAATGTAGACACATCGACTACCCACCAGATCACAACGGCACCGACGATGAAGCAGGCGGACGAAGTTATGTCGCCTATTCGCACCGCTATCACGCGCACGCGCGGGCCCTTGTTCAGGTTCTTGACCGAAGGATCGTTGCAAAACACGACAGGATCGAGGGTTAATCGTGTCAAGTTGGCGTCGACGAAGAAAGGTATTGAGAACTTCCTTACTGGGTCGCTCCTCGAGGTCCGTCCTATGGCGATCAATAAGCTTCAGGGGCTCCGTCCAAAAGTCTCGACGATTGACGAGTGGCTTTCTGGAGATCTTAGGGAAGATGTGGTTGGCGCAGTAGAGCAGGGTGCGTCAAAACTTGATGACTATCTAATTCTAGCTATTAGTTCGGAAGGAACCGTCCGAGCTGGATCTGGAGATACCATCAAGATGGAGCTCATGGATATTCTCAAGGGAGAATACCAAGCTCCTCACGTTTCTATCTTCTACTATCGTCTCGACGAGATAGAAGAAGTGAATGATCCAGCGATGTGGGTCAAGGCTAACCCGAATCTAGGAGCAACGGTTACTTATGAGACATATCATCTGGACGTCGAGCGCGCTGAGAAAGCCCCCGCTTCACGTAACGACATTCTCGCCAAACGGTTCGGAATACCTATGGA